TCGCCTTTGACTGCGACTGGCATTTCTGACCAGCACTCTTCCTTAACTGAACCGTCTTCGTTCCAGCAGTCGGCAATCAATGTGCGATTTTTGGCATCCCAGCATTCTGGTTTTACCATGCACTCTTCAATGTCATTCTCCGTGAGTTCTTGCTGTGTCTCTGTTTCAAACTGGGGAGCTCCACCTGACAACTGATGCTCATCATCTCCCTCTGTTAACATTTGAAGGTATGTATTTTCTAAAGCTTCAACAGACTCTTTTACTTTGATAGACTTGTTACTTGGATGTGGCTTGAATTTTGAAGGCTTCTTATCATTGTATTTATTGGCGTGAGGTAACTTAGTATTGTTCTTGGCAAGATCATAATTAACGCCCTTTGCATGCGTTAACTTGTTGCGAAGATCTGTCTGTTCATCTGTAACTGGATCTTTGTTATCGCTGCCTGGTTCAGTTGGTTTTTGGTATGGAGCTTCTTTTGAGGTACGCTTATTATTTTGCGATACTGGAGGTAGATTTACCCCTGTATCGATAACTTCTAGTAATTCTACTGGAACAGTACACAGATTGCCAAAGTAGCCAGGTGATGGTTCTTGGTAGACATCTGCGTGTGTTGCTGGAAGGTTTAAATTGGAACCGTGTGCACCTACGTTTGCAACAGGGGTGTGTAATCTTCCACAGCGCAGGTTGTATCCGGATTTCTCATAATCTTCAAGACGTGCTTGCACCGTGGTTGCGAGTGTTTTATAACCATCGAGAGATTTGTAGTCTTTCTTGAGCTTAACAAGATCGCCCTCTAAGAATCCTGAACCCGCCCTAAAGCGGTTAAATATGGTTTCGTAGAGCGGAAGGAATTTACTGTTCTTCATAAAAGGTATATCATTACTTATGCTTCTTATAGCCTATCCCTAAGTATCATTATGGGTAGCATAAACTTTAATGGGCTTCAAAAAGTACAAATAACTAACAATAATTTTTTGTATACTGATTTACACCTAGACATTGCAAATCCCGTTGTACGAGATCTAGAAACAGATAATGATGAAGCTGCTATTCGCAATTCTCTTTTTAATCTGTTTAATACCATTCCTGGACAGAACTTATTAAATCCGACTTATGGATTGAATTTAATGCAGTATCTATTTCAACCAGTTTCACCTACAACAGCTCGTCAGATTGGTGAAACTATTTTGAAGAATATATCTGATTATGAACCACGAGTCAAGGTGGACAACATAAGCATTGAGGCTAATCCGGATCAACAAATGTATACTATTACATTAAGTATAATTATCTTACAGCTTAATCAGAATATTAACATTCCCGGCATACTAAACAGTACCGGGTATACTTTCTTATAACATGCCAACTTTACCTATTACAACAGCGACAGTCAATGACGGCATTGATCTTAGTATTAAAAAGGACGAATACGTAGCCTTTGATGCACTTTCATTAAGGAGCTTCATGCGCAACCGCTTGAGTAATAGCGGGTTGTTTACTGATCAAAACTATGAAGGTTCTAATTTAACAGCTGTTACAAACATTATTGCGTATTCTTTCCATACGTTGATGTATTATTTGAATCAGACTTCTACAGAGTCTATGTTTTCAGAAGCACAATTGTATGAGAACATGAATCGCATTGTTAAGTTGCTCAATTACAACCCGGTAGGTGCACAAACCCCTACACTTTCATTTTCTCTGTCAGCTACTAGCAGTCTGTCCCCTGGAACGTACACAATTCCAAGGTACTCATACATTCGCGCTGGCGGAGTAACTTACTCATTTAACACAGATGTAACATTTACTAAGACCCTATCTGGCGAAGAATTTCTTAGTGATGTTGGTGATCAATACCTACTTTACCAGGGAATTTATATAGAATATCCAATTTATACTGCTCGAGGCGAACAAAATGAAGTGATGTTTCTTATTCCTGGTGATAATGTTATTGCTGACCATTTTAACATTGATGTATATGTACAAGACATAACTACAGGGATCTGGACACAATGGGCCCCTACAGAATCGCTCTATCTTGAGAATTCAAATGCTCAAAAATATGAGATTCGTCTAAATAGTAATAAAAATTATGAGATCAAGTTTGGAGATGATGTTAATGGTGTCCAATTAACACAGGGCAGCAATATTGCCGTGTATTTCTTACAAAGCTCGGGTCCAGATGGAGAAGTAGGCACAGATGTACTAGACAGTCAATCTCTAGGTCTATATACAACTAGCCAATTTACTAATATTAGTAAGGATGTAATTAGTTCAGACCTTAATCTAATCAATGATGTACAAATTTTGCAATTACAATTTTCAAATACTACAATTTCTACTTCATTCACTGATATTGAAAGTGTAGACAGTATTCGTAGTAATGCACCAGCAATCTTTAAGACTCAATATAGGTTAGTCACTCCAGGAGATTATGATAGCTTTATAAAGACAACGTTTGCAAATATTATTAGCGATGTAAAGACAGTAAGCAATAACACATATGTAAACAACCATCTACGTTATCTTTATAATATTGGTCTAACAAATCCTGGACTTGACTATAGAGTACTATTTAACCAGGTAACATTTGCGGATGCATGTAATTTTAATAACATTTATATTTATGCATTACCAAAAGCATCCAAGCTGCTTACAAATAATTACATAAATTATCTAACACCAGCCCAGAAACAGCTTATTATTTCAACTGTAGGCAGCCTCAAGGGAGTTACAACTGAAATAGTAGTACTGGATCCAGTTTACATGGCTGTTACAGTTGGTTTAGGTAGCAATAACATTAGCCTACAGGATGTTGCAAATTCTAGTCTAATTATAACGTTGTATCGTAACACAAAAACGCCAACTTCTGTTATTTTACAGAATGTTCAAAATGTATTAGCAACATATTTTGATCCAACAAAGATAACACTAGGAATTACAGTAAGCCCGTCAGATATTACAAGTTCAATATTGAGCCTTGATGGAGTAAAATCGGTTGCTACACAAAATGGTGAAGAAATAGTCAATGGAGTGTCATTAATTGTGTATAACCCTTCTTATCCTACATCAGATATCATATCTACTACTAAAACGTTCACGGTAAATAATTTCCAAACAGTTTATCTGAGTGATATCACTGATATTATCAACCGTACAGTTGTTCAGCTCGAGGTTACACAAGACACGAGTATTATTAACTACTAATCATGCCTGTAATTCCTAGTCAAATTTATGGTTTTAATGTTAATGGCTTGTCAGCTACTTCTACGCCATTATCAGGCTATACTTTTGCTACACCATTTACATTTACAGTTGTAACAGATTCATTTACAACTCAAGCAGCAGTTACAAATGCTTACCAGATCATATGGTGGTTTGGTGATGGCAATACAAGTACAGATTATTCACCAGTTCATACATACCAGTGGCCAGGTGTCTATGAAGTAAAGCTTGCATTATATAATAATAACGTTGCACTTTCTGCATCACCGTTCACGTTTGCAACATTAATAACGGCTGCCAACTATGTTCAAGATAGATTAGTATGGAATACTAGCATAAATGGGCCACTAGGCCATTCTTGGAATGATATTATGGTTGGCCAGCTGTCTGCTGGTGCATGTTTCTTTGGTTATCAGTCATGCGAGTCTGGAGTTGCTTCATCAGGTCCTGTTCCACTTGCATTTGACTACTATACTACAATAACAGACAATAGCCAAATAATATTTAATCTGTATTCACAAAATTCTTTATCACAGCCTTATACAGAAGTTTTACCGAATCAAATAACAAATTTAAGACCAAGCTGGAGGTTTACTTCTGCATCAGCCACATCTCTAGACGATGAATCAGCCCTTTTACAATACAGTCCAGCTAGTAGCACACAAATATCACTTTCAGGTGTAGTTGTAGGCCTTTCAGGTACAGTACAGTTTTATTATGTAGATGATACGCCATCTACTGTAACCAATACAGCAGGGGTAAGTGCAAATCCTACAATATTGTGGGTTACACTTGATACGTCACAAATAGGAAACCCTCAAGAGTATAACTATTCAACCTACCCTTCATTCTCTAATTCAATGGTATTATTGTCTTCTTACTATTATGTAAGAAGCTTAGTTCCTGATCATATTAATGTCACTGTCAATGGTGAAGTAGGCTTGAATAATATATATTGGCCGGGAGTTGAGAGCAGATTCGTAACTACAATTGCAAGCACATCAGCAAACGGTAATGCTAGTTTCTTATCTAATGTAAATCTTTTGAATTATCCGTTAAGTAGTTCGAACTTAATTTTTTATGTAACATTATTGAGCGGCACTAACCCGTCTGTTGGAGTTCCGGTGAATGTTCGGTTTAACACTAGCACTAACCCAATAACATACCTGCAATATGTTCTTACAGGGGTAGATAGTTTGGGCAAGAGCACTGGAGGCTCTTACATTGGAACATTTACACCTTATAGCTCTGCAAGTAATGCATATCTTGTAACTGGAATTACAAGTGGTACACTCTACTACGTTTCTGATTATGCTCCTGATCCAACTACAGGGTATAATCCATTAAATGTTTCAGTTGCGCCGATTACTTACAGCCTTACTACATTGAGCGGCGCAAGTGTCCCTTTCGGTGTATTTGATTTTGATAATACATATTTTGCACGTAAGAATAATGGCGCTTTTGACTATGGCGCTGCTCTTAAAGGGTATGCATTACAGGAAACAATAAACCAAAATGAAGTATTGTTCAACATATTTTTGGCATCTGTAGCAGGTGTAAGTGCAACAAATGAGGATACATTCGGTGGTGAAGTGTACGAAAAAATTGCAAATTATGTGTCTAATATTTCAGATCCATATATTGGCAATCTAAATCAATTTTATTCGTTAACAAATTTGCTAGGCTTAGAAATAGACAACTACAATTACGAGTCTCCGCCTTCACTTCGTAAAATTGTTGATCTCTATACAGTTCAACAGAGTAGAGTATGGGGTGCAGACTCATTATTCAATAGAAATTTCTCATTATCTGCAGGACATACCAATTTAGGTCCGTTTATGACGCAATATGTCATTGCAACTACAATGGTATCTGCAGGGCAGCAGATTGTATTAAACGACATGTTCAATACAACAAAATATGAACTGTTAGAAGTGCCAAAAATTAATTCTTATGCATCTGTGACTGCTCGCAACTTACAATCAAGATTGCCTACTAGTGCATATCCACTTTCTGCTTATCCATTAACAACTTATCCATTAAGCGCATTCTTTGGGTGGGGTATAAGCCTACCAATTGAAGATTTTTATTATGTATATGTCTACACCCCGGGAGTGGATGGGTCTCAAAAAGAAGGACTGATAAACTGGAATGATCCTTATACAACTTTAAACGAAACAGCATCAGGTCATAATGATTGGGTCAAAGATGAAGGTACTCTAGAAACAATCTATAATTACTACATTCACAAAGGGTTAAACCTCATTAATACTACTGCTCCAGCTCCAACTTACCTTAATGTTTCTGTAAACGTAACAGTGCTTTCAGGTGGTAGTTGCTCAGGACAACATAGTTGCACAGTAAGAACAGGATTTGTAACAGTAACTGTTACAGGCGGTTCTGGCAATTATTCTTATTCATGGTCTCCAGGATTACAAGGGTATGCCTCTGCTGATTATTCTACATTATCAGCAACAACATTTACTATGACTCTGCCATGTGCAGGATCAGTACATTCATACGTTGATACGTCATTCTGTACAGTAACAGACACTACATATAATGTAATTCAAACATCGCCAGTTGTAAACCTATATGGTGCTAATACATATACTGGAATATGTAACTAAACATGGCTTCATTAACAATTAATACAACTTCACTCGGGACCCTTAGCAATAGCGATAAGGATCTTAACCGGCCGTATTCATACCAAGATTGGAAGCTACGTAACTCCGGTATTCCGTTTAATGAAGCATTTAATCTGTATTATGTCTATCTTAAGAACTGGTATGTAAGGAAAG